AGCTTGTTCCAATCCAAGACCACGTGTTCGTAAGACTTCTGCCAATCGTGGTAGTCATCCGGTTCGATATCTTGGTATGGGGCTTGTTGGTAGGTGTGGTCACTGAAGGGAAGGAACGAGACGCCTGACGAGACATCGAAGTTCTCGTAGACCCACGCCCCGACTTCCATCCACTCGTGTTCCTTTACAGACACGGTGATAGACGGCTTGTGTTCGCACCAGTGTTCAGCGTAAAGCTTCCACAACTCAAGTTGCTCTACAGCAGTTCTGTCATCACGAAGAACAGCATTGTCCGGACTCTTCATCGCAAACGAAAAGACCGTTGTCGCATCCGGCTTCATCACATCCCGTTCGTTGTGGACACCCTCGTTTATAAGGAACTGGGTCAACGGGTCTTTGTTATCACCGCGAACCGTCCTGATATAGTAGTCGTTGTGCCTAGCGTGAATCCCACTTGCACTGTCTACCAGTTGTGACACAGTACCCGACGGCTTTACACAGGTGATTGCACTGCTCTGTTGGATTCCAAGCATCAGGGCAAGCTCTGCGTTCGTGTCGATTGCTACTTGCTTCATCTCTGTTAGCCATGTGCGACTGTCGGTCAAACCTGCTAAGACGCTGTGGTCCATGATACCAGTCAAGGATACGCCCAGTAAGCGTTCTTCTTCTGTGTTGTCTTTCCATATCTTCCTCAAGTATTTGAAATCCGTTAGGGTTGATTGCAACGTACCTAAGATAGTTGCTAGGCGAACCTTACGCTTCAAGTCACTCAAGGTATCGTGTGCGCGAACAACAACCTCAGACAGGTTGCAAAACTGATAGGGACGCAAGATGATTTCGGAGCAGGGATTCGTACCCCAAGCATAGCCCGTGTTACGACGCCCATTACGAGCAACCTGCTTGTCTGCCGCTTCACGGTTGAACATACCCCGTTCACCGGACTTGCTTTCATAAAGAGATACCCACTCACGCATGAAGGTGTCAATCTCTGGCTTAGACTTGTAGGCTACAGAGTTGTTTGCCAACGCACGTTGCCCCTCGTTCTCCCACCACTGACCTGCTTTAGCGTGTGCCATCTGGTCATCATTTAGGTTCGACAGGGATATCAGGGCAGAGCGACGAACCCCACCAACTACGACAACCTCACCCACCTTGCACATCAAGTCGTGCGCTTCGATAGGATATAGGCGTCGTCCTGCCGCCTTCTTGAACATAGACACGGCAAAATTAAACAGGTCAATCAGAGGTTGTGGTCCGGATGCCCGTCCACCCATAGTCTTCAGCCGCGAACCTGCAGGGCGAATCCCACTCATATCCCACGAGGGTATTGTACCAGCATAAAGAAGCGCGACGAGTTCGCGGAATGCCTTTGCCCAACCTATCTTACTGTCTGCAACGTTGATGACAATATCCGAATTGCTGAAGTTCTCACTGACGACAGGTAACTTATCGACGTTCTCACGCTCAACACTGAATCCTACCCCAGTGCCACACATCAATATATACATAGCCTCATCGAACGAACGAGGGCTGTCTACGGGAATGTAAGAACAGTTGTAGCCACAGATGTTATCACGAGCCAAAGCCGCTCCAGCGGTCATCATAGCCCTCATAGAAGGCATGACCTCCAAGCCGATGATAGCCTGTTCGAGTTCGTGGCGAAGTTCGTCAGTGACTCTGTAACCGTTCTTGCCTTGAACTTGATTAACCATGTAGTCAACATAACGTTCCGCAGTCTCGTGCCAGTCCTCACGGCGGGACTCCTCGTCAATCCAACGAGCGTAGCGGGACTTGTGGATGAATTCTTGATAGGGTGTTGGTAGCGCATTAGACATCTTGTTTCTCCTTCGTGTCTTGTTTGTTTATTGGGTTCGAACACACACGACACAGAATGCGTGAGGCATATTCGAACATCTTAGATGAAATGTATTGGATGTTCAAGCAGTGTTTGCAAACGTGCTTAATCATCTTTGTCTTTTTCTTTAGGATAAAAGACTTCGTAATCACTGTCACAACTAGGGCAGTGCAGTTCAGTCAGCATGGAGTAATGTTCAAACTCGTGACCCACGTCGTGGTCTCCACACCAAATTAGTTCACTCTTACAATGCCAGCAGTTCATCACTCAGCCTCTTTGATTAAACGTTCAAGATAAAACTTTGCTTTGTTCAGATCTTCCACACCGTTCTTGTAGCGATACCGCCATAAGTATTTGATGATGTTACCCTGCAGATAATACTCGTAGCCCTCTCCCGTTGCCGCACCGATGGCGTCGAGACATTCGATACCTGCCTGATTGTAGTGAGGGGGGCTGTTTACCATGTCTACATTGCCGTAGACCTCTTTGTTCTGTTGTTCAAGTTCTTCTATCATACGTCTGTAATCAGTCATCTCAATGCTTCTTTCCAAAGTCTACCTTAACAATGTTATCCCCAAGACTGGTATCAGCTATCTTAGGTATTTCTGAAGAAGTGTCAAGTGCAACTATACGAGCCATACCCATTTCCAAAACTCTCTCTATATCCGTCTCCATGAGTTCCAGTAATCCCTGTACTAAGATTTGACTACCACTTATGTACTCGTTGTTTAAATCTATATCAGTGGTGTCGTATACGGACATAGACACGTTCTCGTCGTCTACTTCGTTGAATATCAGGTAGTGCCTGTCAGGTAACAGGGACGCCATCTCCATGCTCTTATTAAGTTCTGCAATCTTATCCACAATATCATCGTCACTCATCTTAACCACTCCTCTGGTATAGTTCGTTCTGCCCACTCAAAGTTGTAGCGATTAGCCCAGTCAGCATAAGTGGTTTTACTGCCTTTGTAAATTTTGTTACGTGCGTTCATAAAAACAAAACGTATGTCTAGTTCAGGGTTCTGTTCCTTTACAAGAACCATCTTGACCCTGTCACCTTTGTCTAAGTGTCCTTTGACTTCTATGTAGATGTCGTTGTGGGGAAGGTAAAAGTCTGGAGTGTAAGTTCGCGGCTTGGGAAGAAACACAATCTTCTTAGATTCGTATTCAAAAGGAATACCTCTGTCCGCCAGTGTCTTTGCCACACTTATCTCAAACTTAGACCGGAATCTAATAGTGCGTTTCAACCGTTGGGGAGAAACATCTGTTTTAGATTTTCCAGCCGTTTCGACAGATACGTTGCGACTTTTGGGGAACGCTTTTCTAGTGACGCGAGTTCTTCTGACAATATTGTCGTCGGAAGGCATATGATATCTCCCATTCTTAGGTAGTGAGTTATAGTTTGAAACTCGGACTCTATCACAGGAATGTCCCGTGCTTCCGTGTCTGCAGTTAAGTACCCGTCGTCAGCGTAGTGATTTCGTAAGGTAAGAGGCAAAGACTTTTCAAGGTTGCGAATTCGCACCGTATCCCTGCCTCCCCCTGTTCCAAGGTGGGATTCTTTGTACACAAAACTCATCTGAGGATTTAGTTCCAAAAGGTCTAGTGGGTATCTGGTTGTGTACACAAGAGGCATTACAGTTCCTTCTTAACAAGTTTACTGTACCATACAGATGGCTTAAACTTAGCACGAGAAGTTACCTTTGGATGCAGGGTTGCCCCCTTCCAACAGTTCTCTTTGAACGAACAAAACGAACAGGTTTTAGGCAGTAGCTTATTTCCTGTCTCAATCTTGACACCCTTTTCGGTGTACCGTTCTGGTTCAGCCGTGAACGGGACTTTAAACTTACCGTTTTCTGTCAAGTGTTTGACACGACTTTTTGCCTCTGTCAAATACTCGTCACGGTCTTCGGCTTGATTCTCTGGTGCAGCAACAAAGTCCCACTCTCCCGTGGATTTATTTATTGCTATCCATCCGCCAAAGGGCTTGCCCTGCGACTCAGAATATAAATACCCTTGCATGATGTACCCGAACGCATCATCTTCTTTGATAACGTCGTATCCACCTCGCTTAGAAAACTTATTGTCGTAAGACCACGGGCTTGCAGACTTGATGTCCCAAACCTTTTCCCCGTCCATATCTTCAAGGACAACATCTAAAGTTCCGTTGATGGTCTGCCCTGCGAGTTCGAGGCTGCACGGCTCTTGTTCTTTGACGACGCGAACCCCTGCTCCCTTCAACGCAAACACAGCAACAGCTTCCACAAGGTCACCTATAAGAAATCGCATTACATCGTTGTATGCTACATCTTGTTTGTTACCCTGCTGTTCTAGCTGTTGTTGACAAAGAGGCCGACCTAATCCTGACATACGAATACGAAAGTCGCCCCGTTTGCTCAGTTGCTTTCGCAGGGCGTCTTCACAGTCTTGACCGAACTTCTTTATTAAGGGTTCGAGTTGGGAGGAGTCAAGCTCCCCCCGTCCCGCTTTTTGCAGGAAGTCTTGTACTTCCAAAAGCTGTAACATGATTACCCAGCCAGTCTGTCGGCAAGGTCAACATCGTCACCATCCATGTTCATCTTAGATGCCATACGGTACGATTCCATAACAGATTCGTTGTGTCCTCGCACAGTATCCATGAACTGATTAACAAGAGCCTTGTCGTCGTCAGAGATAGATACCTCTTTAACAAGGGCAAGCTTCGGTGTCCAATAGATGACGCCGCCGTTCTTGTTCTTCTCAGTAGTCATTTCGATGATAGCCTTCTGCATCAAGATTTTCTTCTTGGTCAGTTGCTGTTCGATGAAGTCGCGAACCGGACGAAAACCTGAACGCTTGAAGTATCCAACAAAAGGCATGTCAGTGACAGAAGCCTCTGTGCCATCAGCAAGAGTACCCGTCGCAGTGATAGTTCCATAAATCACTTGATTGCAATTCACAGAGCGACTTAAAAGAACACGAGGGTCATCCCCTGCCAATTCTTCTTCTTCTTGCCTAGACAGACGACCACACTTGTTGCCGCCTGACGTATCAGGAAAGTCCCCACCAAGAGATGGACGCTGGACAGATTTGCAAGAAAACTTCTGCTCTTCTTGATTCCAGAGTGACCACTCATAGGTTCGCATCAAAGGACGAACTTGAACTTTATCTGCATACATCACTGCAGAGCCGTTCCAAATCTTCCACACGCCCTTCTTGAGGCTGATACCCTCTTCAGTTTCTTCTGTGTAGTTGATAGTTAAACGAGGTAGTCCGTTGCCACCTGACTTAGACGCGCCATCATCTTGACCACTCGCCTTCATCAAGGTTTCAACATCCCCCTCATCTAGGGCTGTCATTATGTTATTTAATTCATCGTTCATATTTACAAGTTCTGTACCCATTTGAATCTCCATTGGTTGGGTAGTTGCGGTAAAGTTATTATACAACCAAAACCTCTTCGAGGTCAAGCCAGTTTTTTCCCATTTTTAATTCGATACCTACTGGCATGTTGTAACGGACGTTGTATCGACTTTCTGTCTCTTCAGAAATACATAACATACTCAAGGACATCGCGTCAATACACGCTTGTTCTTCACTGGGATATACGTCCATAACAATCGAATCGTGGACTGTGTTGCATATCACAGATTTTAGATTTAATTCGCAGATTTTATTGTGAAGGTTAACTAAAGCGATAGGTAGCAGGTCTGCCGTGGCAAAACCCTGCACTGGATAGTTACAGATAGCGGTTCGATTTGTCGCAGTACCCCACTCCGTCCACCGTGTTCCCGGAAAAGCGTACTGTCTTCCGGACGGCAGGGTGATGTACCCTTTGGTGACCGCATCCTTTTGAAGGACGTCATGCCACTCCGTAACGCCACTGTACTTGGTCTTGAATGCACGGTAGTACCTTTGTTGGTCTTCAGTGCCGCTCACACCGCCGTACAGCGGCTTAAAGGTATGTGCCTTGGCTTCCTGCCTTGTACACCCTATAACGCTTGCTGTGTAGCTGTGAACGTCTGTACCAGCCTCTACATCTACAAGGATACCATCATCCTCTGCAAGAAACCCTGCAACCCGAAATTCCAACTGAGAATAGTCGCCCTCAAGAATCGAACCCCCTTCAAACCTACTTTCAACTGCACGTCGAATGATGAACGTCGAACCACGGGGCATGTTTTGGAAGTTTGGATTACGAGATGACAACCGTCCTGTTGCTGTCACGCACTGCATATACTCTGTATGGATGAACCCGTTTGCATCCATGTTGTTTTCCATACCTTCAACAAAGGAACGCAAGTAAGTTCGAACGGCACTGTATCTGATGTAAGCCTCTGCAAACTCTCGTGCGTCACCCCGAAGGGACGTGAACATACTTTCTAAGGTTTCCTTGTCTGTCTTGAAACCAGCGGCGGCTACATCAAAAGCATCACG